GATAAAGATACAGAGACCCATCGAGTTTGTGGAACATGTGGCGAACTCAGACCTGTAGAAGATTTCTACAAGGATGGTAAGGACAATCATGGCAACATAAAATACAGACGCGATTGCAAAGAATGCTATAAAGTTACTCGCATTCGCGAATCTGAAATGAAAGGCAGGAAAAAGAAATGAGAAGAGTTGTAGATGAACATAGCACGGACATGTGTGCTGCATGTGACATTGATTTAGGTACTTGCGATACAATCTGGGCAGCTGGTGGTATTCTTTATTGCTCACGAGAATGCGGCGAGTATGATTATTCAATGATTTCAAATGAAGAAGATGCTAAACAGCTATTTGATGAAGAGGCAGAAGAAATTAACCCAGTAGACATTGGACTTATCAGGAGGTGAGAAATATGATGACACTTGAACAACTTCTTAAAAAGACTTCAGACGGTGACTTGATGGACATCTACAATGAGATTCACAGTCAAGTCGTCCCAGCGACAGGGTATGCGCATGATTTTTGTCGCAAAGTAAACAAAATGATTGACAAAGGTACAATGTGTATCAATCCAACAACGTACCGAAAAGTCTATTTGCCAACACTCGTTAAAGTACTCGAGAAAGAATTAGCTCGTAGATATGCGACAGCTATTACTATTGGTAGAATAGGGGCAGGTTTATGAAGAAAATCAAAACAACTGTATCTTACAAAGTTTCAGATGGAATGTATTGCAATTTGCGCTCTGAAAAGCACAAAGGGTTTCCAGCAGAGCAGCGCTGCAGGTTCTGTACAAACTTAGGCAAAGATGGATTCGTGTGTGTTTTACACAACATGCTGCTTGCAGTTGAAGAAGGCTGTATGATTCGTAAAACTCAAGCATGTATGCGTAACATGACTTATAAAGGCCAGATAGTACCTGATGTTGATGATACACCGAAAGTAAATCCAAAATATATTATTAAATGTGCACTGGATGAATACAACCGCGTTTACAATCAGCTAATCAAAGACGGTTATCCTGCAGCGCTGGCTATGAAAATAGCAAAAGAATCAGTGCTCAAATAGAATGGAGGATGTTAAATGAATAACTACAAGCCGTGCAAGCAATGCGGTGTAATTAAGCCAATAGAACAGTTCCGTAACTATTATGGCGGACGCAAAGGCACTTACACAATCTGCAAGACTTGTGAGAAAATCAATTCTCGGGTGAAGTACCTCGAGGGCAAGTCAGAACTAAATGATAAGGAAAAGGCTGAACTTCAGTCAATATACATGCTGTGGGAAACACAGCGCACATTAGGTTATCAGCCGCCAAGGACAACAGTCAAAGGTCAGAAGCCTGTTGTAGATACTGTCTTGGAAATGATGGATACCTACAAAGAACGCTCTCAGCTGCTTGGTTCAGTTGCTGAAGAAGCCTTGACCGCACCGCCAGAGTTGTTAAGATGGCTGACTGAAGAATTGACAGAGGACCCTGACTATTATCTGAATGACATTTATGATAGTCTGAAAGAAACCTATAAGCCTGTACTGCGCATTGACGAGAAAGCTATGATGCCAGTATATGATGAAACGTACTCAGGTATATTGGATAAGATACTTGAGAGATTCTACAAGTATGAGGATGATTACTATGCGCAAGATAATTGAAAGAGGACTATGTATTATCAGCTGTCTATTCTTGCTATGGCTGTTTGTTTCTTGGGCGGAGGTTGTCTCAAAGAATCTAACGCCCAATCCTACATATAGTTCATGGAATGCATGGGTGCTGATAACGGAGGAGGCACCTGTTTCGGAAGATTGCAGTACAAATAACTGAGAGGAGAGTTCTGATATGAAAGCTGTGACAGAATACACAATAGAAGAAGCTGCTAAAATGTCAGCTACTTGCAAGGAATTATTTGAGAAGGTCAAAGGAACTACAAGAAGCGACTGGTTTGAAGACTTCAGAAAACAGCCTGGCTATGCACACTATAAATTCTCTGGAACTATCACAGACAAACTTGTAGAGCTGCTTGGTCATGAGCCAACTGCAACAGAACTTATCATAATGATTGACGGTGGGTTCAGTCACTTTGGTGCTCAATGTTCAATGTCCGGTCGCAGATTTAGCGGCCGTGTCAATACAGATTAGGAGGAGACAGATAAGATGGATATAAGAGAAGCTATAAAGCAACTAGCAAAAGGCCAGGGGTCGTATGGCCGCCTCGACGCTAGACTAGACGAGCTACAGGCAGAGGCCCCGGACAAATATGATGAAGTCATGCAGGAACTAGATGCCCAGAACTTCAAGGACATAGTTGACCTGGTGATGTATCTGGAGGGATAATATGACCGTTTGCACAGTCTGTAAGAAGAAGTTCATACCAGCTGTCGAGCATTTGTATAAAACTAAAGACGGTAAGCAATGCTCATACACTTGCTGGAATAAAGCTAAACCAGTAGTGGACAAATCAAGAGCCAGTACAAGGAGGAGACAAGGATGAGTAAATTCGAACTATCATTAGCAAGTGACTATGTTCCAGACTGGACCATTGTAGACGCTATACGTGAGCTATTTCAAAATGCACTCGACCAGGAGGCGCAGATGCCTGATAACACTGCGTCCTGGTCATACAAAGACGGCACATTCAAAATAAGCAACAAGACCTCGACGCTAGAGACCAAGTCTCTATTGTTGGGGACTACAACTAAAGAGGGCGACGACAGGACTATAGGCCAATTCGGCGAGGGATACAAGATAGCAACTCTTGTATTGCTTCGGAATGCTAAGCAAGTGACTATCTACAACTATGGTCTGCGTGAAGTCTGGCGGCCAAGGTTTGTCAAGTCTCGTCGCTTCGGCGCTGACATCTTAACGTTCTTCATCGACAAAGAATATCCATGGAAGCAAGTACCTGACAACGACTTAACCATCGAAGTGACAGGCATAACTGAAGAAGAGTGGCACGAACAGATAGTACCATCAAACCTACACCTACAAACTGGTGTAAAGATAGAGGAAACCAGTGAGTTCGGCGAGGCGCTGGGTGACCCTAGACACGCTGGTCTAGTATTCGTAAACGGACTGTACGTATGCAAGTACGAGCCATATCACTTCGGCTATAACTTCATCCCAGGTAGTCTCAAGTTAGACAGAGACAGAAAGCTTGTGTCAGACTTTGACCTACGCTGGTTGGCTTCTAAGTTCTGGATAAACAGCCCAAGAGCAATTGAGTTTGTAGAGCAAGGCCTGGCAGATGTATCTTACCTCAGTGACATGACATGGTACAGCTCTTCAATCAACATTTCCAATGAAGCATTTGAGAGGTTTCGCCTCGTCCACGGGCCGCGTGCAGTTCCTGTGACCACGCAGGAAGAAGCTGATAAGGTGCCGGCCGGTTACAAAGCTGTCATAGTCAATAGTAACTACAAGAACTTCATAACAAGAAGCTCAGCCTATGAGGAACCAGAAGATGATTCCATCAGCCCGCTCGATAAGCTTCAGCAATGGTTTGAATCAATAGAAGACAATCTGACTGAGAAACAGTCAAATCAATTCAACGAAATAATGGAGGAGCTGAGACGATGAATCCCGTGTTTGACCTATTTGTAGATAGAACTCAAAACCTACTCGAGCGATGGCAAAGATTCTACGCCGCTGAAGCTAAGAACTGTGAGACCGACGAGGACCTACAAAGCTTGCAAGACGCGTGCTTACTTGGAGTGGTCAGCAAAATATCCGATTCATTCACTCAGAGCATGATTGATGAAGCCAATCAACGCATAGCAGAATAAGTATTATAATTTATTAGAGGACCTGACGGTTAAGTCAGGTCCTCTTTATCTTTAACTGTCACCGAATGGTGCCGTTTTTCAATCCCAGTCATAATTGTCCTCATAGTCGTCGAAGCGCGTCGCCACCGCTTCGAACTTATCCTTGTACTTATCAGTCACGCGACCATCAGCGCCAAGTGACTGCTCTCTAACCTTATCTAGCATGTCTTGATACACGTCTGGTTCATCTACAAGCTCAACTGTCAATAACCTGTCATACTCCATCATCGCCGCGTCACGGCTACTAAGCTCTTCTGTGATGTGAGCGAGCACATTATCAATCGATGTAGCTGAGCTGTTCCGCATCGCCGCGGTGCCCTCTAGAACATGTTTTGCATAAGCCCCAATTGGCGCGCCACCTTTATCTACAAGGGCCTTGTAGTACTCAGCCATCTTATCAAGGAACTCAGCCTCGTTAGGCGACTTCTCTGCTTTCTTCCATATCCTTGTTGCTACATTGTTTGTAGTCTCGCATTCTCTACAAACAGTATTGCGACCGACTGTCGACTTGCGTAAGCCCTTACCCCTCGGAGTATAAGCTCTGAAATACTCATCAGTATCTGGTAAAACTTTCATACATTGCTTGCATCTCTTATTCATTTCTTTACCTCCTAATAGTTGTGATTGATTTAGGTACTCTAAAACCTTGCATTGCTAATTCTTCATACTCACGCTGTAGTTTCATTAACTGTTCCCTATTAGTTTCAGTTGGATTCTTCTTATACAAGTGGCGTCTAGCATAGTATGAATCATACCGTTTTGCACAAGGTATGCATTTGTTCTTGTGCTTTCTATGCTGGCGTTGATATTGATGACCACACCATTCACAATACATACTTATCACCTCCTTAATTATATTATACGCAAAAGTGTATTAAAAGATAGCTTAAACCAAGCTTAATTTGTATTTAAGTGTATATAAAGCGTATATAGATGTTGTTTGGGTATGCTGGGTTACTTGTGTAATTTACCACGGCGCCGCCTCCCCTTATATTTATAAAATTATAAAAACTTAAAAACTGTTAGGGGAGTTGAGTTAAAATTAGGTACAAATATACCCAAAGTACCCAAACAACACTTAAGTACAAAACGTTGAGGAGGTTGAGAAAATGGAGAGGCTAAAGAAACAAACTACACAAGAGCTGTAATGGAAACTACAAACAGAATCATACAAGGATACGAAAGTAATATAAATACATAAATAACAGATAATAATATAATATACCAATAATAATATAATATACCTTACATATATATATATATATATCTTATTCTTAAATAGAAAGAAAGAACTAGAAGATAGTCCAGTCTATTATCGTATGTAATTATATAATAGTTGTCAAATGCTTGTTCCAAATCGTCTAGCCTGACGTCCGTCGGCTAAATTGATTTGTAGGTACCGCGGCGATGACACATTGTCAGATTCCACACGGAAGGTAGCGCAGCCTCGGCACGAAAATATTTGGAGAGGCTTTTATGCGGCGACGCGTAGTAAAGTCCGGTTGTAGATGCCGACGGAGTACTACAGTTCAAGCAGTCAAGATGCGCCGCTGGAGCGATTTGAAGCAGTGACGCCGCGGCGATGAACAACTGAGACGGCTTTTATGCGGCACGAGGCAGTGAGGACTATATGGGACCATGTGTCGCAGTGCCGAGTGGTTTCGTCCGACCGTGGCCGCATGGCTTACGCCAACTAGGGCTGTCCACGAACTAGTAGATAGCCCGGCGCAGTCTCGTCGTAGCCATGCGGCGCCTTGGTGAAGTGCAGCTTCAGCCGGATGGGAAAGAACCACCCTACTTGGTGCAGCTTCAGCCGGATGGGAAAGAACCACCCTACTTGGTGCAGCCGGTAAAAATAATTTCTAAAACTGAATACAAACTACTAGATACGCGTTATAATTATATTAGAGTTAAGAAATGAGAGATTGACTCTAGCGGTTATATCACGATTTGTAGATACCCAAGCGGCCACCACATCAAATTGAAATAACATATACACAGCCGCAAGAAATCATGGTATAATAAATATAGAGTTAAGAACGAAGCTCTTAATCAAATAAGCAGGCCACTGCAAAGTGTGGCATCCGCTTGGATGAAGCGGCGAAAGGAGACTACCATGTCTGAAAAATTGAATGAAATGTTCGTAGCGAGCACAAACGAAACAACTACCACAAACAACAGAAGCCTCGCAGGAACCGCACAACTTACGAGCCTTGCGAACAGCATCGCGGCAGAACTTATCAAAAAGATTGACGCGGACCTTGAGACCTACAAAGAGAAGTTCGAAGCTTCAAAAACTGACCACAACGCAATGGACGCTCTCATCGCTGAAGCGTATGACCTCAGCAGTGTAGACGTTGAGTTCATCAAGGAGCTCGGCGACGAGGTGCAGACTGCAATGCTGAAATCTCAGCAGTCGAAGCGCTCACGCTGCAAGAACAAAGTTATGACGTTGGATAACTACAGAGCTATGATGTCAGGTGCAATCAGCGAGTTGTTACTGAGACAGGCGATGGGCAAACCGAAGACGACGCTTGGATACCGCAGGGCAACTGGTTCGATTGAATACACAGCTGAAGAGCTTGAGGCATTCAAGAATGACCAAGACGCGCTGAAGAGAGCAATCCGCAACGTGCAGTCGAAGAAATCCATCATGAAGTCAAAAGCTGACTTCGATGAGACTGCTGAACGCTGGGTACAGTTACTCGCAGCTGAGGAATCACTTAAGAGCTTACGCACCGGCGGCACTAGCGTGAAGACAGTGGTTGTAGATACCACCAAGGAGAAATTGCTTGAAGAGCTCGGCGACAAGAAAGTTGATAGTCTCAAGTCTGCTGACATGAAGGCGCTGCTTAAGAAGCTGCTGTCCGGTGCTGAAGAACCTACAGAAATCTAATCAGATGATAATTGCTCGCATAAAGACCCGCTGGGTGACAAGTCCAGCGGGTCATATCTTTAGCCCGCGGTGCAGCCACGGCCAGGCGGTGACACATATAGGCTTCCTCTTATGCGGAGCGAGGCGGCGAGGACTATACACAGCCACTCGACCTTTTATGCGGCTAGATATAGCCCAATCTGACAATAGCCGAGGGAACGCGGCGACGCTTCCTCACAGTCTCGCTGTGGCTGGCTGCGGACTAGTAGATAGCTCCACATGGACTGACTGAGGCTGCGCGGCAATGAAAAATAATTTCAAGAACTGACACAATCCGCTTCAAAATATGATATAATATAAATGTAATCAAGATTGGTTGCAAATAAATTATATAGCTGCTATTCAGCAGCAGAAAGCAGGTTGAAAATGAAAACAGTAAAGAGCATTCAACATTATTTAGAGCAAGCACAGCTTACAACAGTAGTAGTTTTTGAAGATGAATCAGTTATTAATATATTCGTGCAGCGCGGCATGATTTTCGTAGCCGATTGCTCATATGATGAATTATCTAAACGAATTGAAGCTGATGAAATTGATACGTATGAAAGCTACGACACAGTAGACGGTTGCGATTATTATAAATCATCAATGTATGTTAGCTATATAAATACAGCGTTACTGTATTTAAGCAATCGTTTTCTGTAATTAATTGACCGAGCAGCAACTGCTCGGTTTTTTCATGCCGTTAAGGCGGCGCGGTCCCGTCAAGCTGCAGCTGTGTTTTAGCCGCGGTGGTGCAGCGAAGGCAAGCTGTGGCTGGGTTTTAGCCGTGGTGGCATTGCATCGCCAAGCTGAAGCTGGGTTTTAGCGGCCGGGGACGGCTCGGCAGAGCTGAGGCCGCATTGGGTTTTAGCCGTGGCGGCGCGGTCCCGTCAAGCTGCAGCTGTGTTTTAGCCGTGGCGGCGTTGCTCACGCAAGTTGAGGCTGACCGCCGGCTGTGAGGCTAGTAGGTAGCCACTCCATAGTCCGGCTGAGGCTGCACTGCGACCGCAAAAAGAAAAGAGGACCGAAGTCCTCCCTCCTACCGGTGCAACCGGAAGCCATACTTGTCATCATGTTTCCCGGCCGGCTCCCGTGTCACAGGCTCTACAATCGTGCCTGGGCCCGGGTCAGACCCGGTCAGTTCCCTGAACCAGGCCTCAGCCTCTTCTCTGGTGTCGGTGTGATACCACACCCAGTTTATTCCGCCACTGATTTCTCGCATTGCTTTTTCCTCCATTTCGCAAGCTCTTCGAAGGTGAACGGCGTGTCCGTTTCCTTGCAGTATTTTTCAAATTCCTTGAGCGCTCTGTAGGTCATGCTCTTGCCTCCTTTTGATTTATTCCGGGCCGGCCGGTCTGACCGGCCCGGAAAGTCTGCTACAGCAGACTTTTCAGTAATTCGACTATCTTTTCTTGACTCAGTTTTCCGGAACTTTCTATTGTATCAATTATAGTTTGAATTTCAGTTTTACGCACGTTGTGTTCATCTACAGGTTTGCATTTTTTCAATTCGAACAGCGTTTCTAAATTCGTCGTTGTCGCATTCTACGTCGGTTAACCAGCGACTTAAAGTCTTTTTAGATTGAATGCTTCTGATTGCTTTAATCGTTTCGTCATAATCAAGTTTGTCAACGTCTGCTTGCTCATACATTGTAACCGGTTTTTCTTTCGGGTCAAGAAGCTGTCTGACTTCTTTTAATAACTGTTCTTGTTTAATGACTTCAGTCATTTCAGCTTCATACGTCGATTTTCCCTTCTGCTTTTTCAGTCTGCATTTTATTGACTGAATACGTTTTAATTCTCTTGCAACGTTTTCAACCGTCTTTAATTCCTTCGCTTTTTCTTCTACTTTTTTCAGATTTGTCTTTGTCATGATAATCGCTCGCTTTCTTATTTGATTTGAGTAGTGATTCATTACTCACTCTCTAATGATATTATATCATGTTCTGTCTGATTTGTAAATAGCTTTTTGAAAATTCTTTCAAAAAATTTCTACCAGAGATTTGATATAATATCTGTGCAGATTGACCGAAGTCGTTCGGCTTGAGATTGGTCCATTTCTTAATCTCTAATAATATTATATCATATCCAGTTGGATTTGTACATAGGCAAAGTGCACAAAGTTGGAAAGAAATTTCTGTGCAATATGACAGAACAAATGTTCTGTGCAAATAGCCTAAAATTATGACCGATTTCTGTGCATTTCGGCAGCGCCTGGTGCGGAGGCGCTCGCAACAGTACCTCTGCACAAAATAATAGCTCGCAACAGTACCTCTGCCAAAAAATAACAGCCTAAGTATAGAACAGAATGGTCGCAGCACCGAGGCATCTATTCCGGCAGAAAATCAGGTATTTCTATAAGTATGTCTTACCACATGTCAGCGCCGCGGCATTAAATAAGCTAATATACGACGCGCACCCTGGCCCAGCGAAGAGCAGGTTTGTAGATATAGTGGAACTTATTGAATATCTGAGGCCCTTAATATAATTATACATAATTATATGAGTAATTTACGCGCTACGCGTCCATACTCAATAATAACAAGTACGTGGGTAATTTAATGGTGATTTATAAGCCTTTATTATTACGAACGTGCAACGAGTTAAATAATATACACGCTTCCTCGCGGTATCTACAATGTAGGATACATACTTGTAGCTATCGCGAGTAGCCAAAGCACGTATAATATAACTAGGAGGTGATTGTATGCCAGATAATGAGTTGGTTCAGCTTATAACATGTCGAAGATGTGGCATGCAAAAGGGACCATCAAGTCGAGATAAGCACCTCTGCGTAGAATGTGCGAATGCTGAGAACTCACGAGTTACTTACTACAGACAGCATCAGGAGGATTGGGTCGCGGCGGCTAATGAGCAAGGTATAGACTTGTGGCTACAACAGCCGGGAGAGACTCAGTGGGAGTACACTGTCTGGGTTAAGTATCGGGATAGCTACCCTGGGAAGAAGCCGACTTATGGCTCTGTGGCTGAGGAGTTGGGGACTACCTACAACGTGGTGAATAAGATTGCACAACGTTGGAGCTTCCAAATGAGGATGCAGGCCTGGATGACTGAGTGCGACCGCATTACGATGCTGCAGCGCAGAGATGAGGTTCTGAACATGAATAAGGAGCATGTAGATATGGCATCTACGCTCCGAGAAAAATTGAAGAAGGCAATTGATACTATTGACCCGATGGCTTTGAAGCCTGGTGAGATTGCTAGCCTCGCTAAGTTAGCAACTGAGTTAGAGCGTAAGGCTCGCATCGATACTATCGCCCAGGAGGAAGCCAGACAACCGCTGCTTGTGGACCAGTCGAACCCCGGCCTTAAGAAGGGTAGTGAGACTAAGAAGGATGACCTACAAGAAGTTATGAGTATTCTTATTAAAGCAGGCGCTCTTGGTGACATTACTCACATCGGAGTGCGCAGCACGGAGACTACTGAGGTTGCCCTTGTAGATAAGGACGGTCAAAGCTCATCAATTGTGATGGAGGACAACGGTGAGGAATAAGAAGGTATATGGCGAGTATACGTCTGAGACCTTCAGCAATGGCACGAGGCGCTGTGTCTTTTGTGGGCAGATTAAAAAATTAGACGATTTTCCAAAGAATGGAAAAGATGCTAATGGTAAGCCGGCCTATAGACAAGACTGCAAGGTCTGTTACAACATCAGACGTAATGAGAATCGAAATAAGAAGAAGCACTCTGACTTTATAGGAGGTCAGAAGCGCCGTGGTGAGAAGAACCCAAATTTCTCACACCAAGATTGGAAAAACTGCTTGATTTACTTTGGAGGGAAATGTGCTTATTGTGGAGGTACTCCAAGAAAGAATCAGCGATTAACGAAAGACCACCTTCTGCCCATTAGTCAGGGCGGTGAAACTATACCAGAGAATATTGTACCTGCATGCTTTTCATGCAACAGTTCTAAGGGAGCTGAGGACTTCAAAGATTGGTATATGAAACAATCTTTCTTTAGTCAGGATAGCGCTCTATCATGCGGCAAGCAGGTGAGGAATAAATAAGGAGGTGAAAGGAATGATTGAACAGATTACTACTTTGATGTGTGCAGTAGGTGCTATTGCATTTGTGGTATCCGTTATCACACAGGTCCTGAAGGGCGTCAAGCCATTGGATAAACTGCCGACTGATATTCTGGTCTTTATCCTGTCTATTATACTTACTCTTGTAGCTTTCTTCGCATATGCTTCATATGTAGAGCTTGCTATTCTGTGGTACTACATCGTTGGTGCTGTGATTGCTGGCTTTATTGTTGCATTTGTTGCGATGTATGGCTGGACTAAGCTGAAAGAGCTCTGGGACCGATTTAAGACTGGTGAATAAAAGATTATGCCTCTGTCTAACACAGGCAGAGGC